TCCTGTTCAATCTTTAACATCTGTTTCTTAAACTTGGAACGATTCGCATACATCTCTTCCATCAACTCAGGCATAAACCCTTTGATGTCTTTGCGGTATGTCCAACCATTTGCAGTCATCGCTAGGTCTCTTCGTTTGAGATAGTCTGTGTCAATCTCTTTGTTGAGTAACTTATCAACAGTCACTGACAACTTCTCGGATGTCAGAGTTTCTGGGCTGATGTTATACTGCATAATCAAGTGAGGATACAAACTGTTCAAGTCAAAGGAAACAACCCACTTATGCATACCAATCATCGGATCTTTGACATAAGCACCTTCGAACTGAGCATCTTTACCAGAGTATGCCTTCGCTGGAATCACAATACCTTTCTTGCGTAGGTGATTGTAAATGATAGTGTCCCACATACGAACCTGAGAGTAAACATCTTCAGGATTAATCTTCGCATTGTATGCCATGGTCAGATGCAACTCAAGCAGACGCATCTTGTCTTCTAGTTTGTCAACCAACTCCACATCGTGAATGTTATACTCAACAAACACATCCCAGTGGTTTGTGTAGAAATCTTTGAAGTCATTTCCTGGATTTTCTTTCTTCGCATCATCTAGTTCTTCATCAGCGATGTAATCCAAACGATATGACTCTTGTTTAGTATATGTATATTTTTTGTAGAGTTCGAGATAGTCCAGCTGAGAGATACCTAGAATGTCATAGTGAATCTCTTCATTACCTTTAATAAAAGTCTTTCGTTGATTGACATAACCCCATGGACTAATTTTGTTGGCAAAGGTATCACCCAACTCTCGCTGAATACGATGAATCAAATAAACATTATCAAAGAAGTCAGTGTTCCAACCAGTAATGACATCTGGGTAATTACCTTGCCACCAAATCATAAACTCTTTGAGCATGTGTTGTTCATCACGACAGTTGACCATCGTAACATCGGCACGAGTAGACTTATACTCACCATACTTCGTTTGAGCAAAGGTAATAACCTTCTTGGATTGAAGATCTTTAATAGTAATTAGAAGAACTTCTTCGTTGGCTGACTTGATATCTGGGAATCCATTTTCAGTTTCAGTCTCAATGTCAATGGTGTAAACTTTAATCTGTTCCATATCCCAGTTGACATCGTCTTCGTAGGTGTCACTGATATACTGATATGCGTAGTTGGTGTTACCATAAACAGGGAATCCCTCAACACCTTCATAGCGTTTGAGGAAGTCTCGAGTCTCACGGATACCTCCAGGTTTTATTTCATCAACGAATGTATCTTCCAGAGTCTTCCATTTTGATTCGACTTTAGAAGTGACAAAAAGCGTAGGATAGAAATCTACCTTACGCTGATATTGTCTGCCATTCTGATAACCTCGAACGAGGATCTTGTCGCCCACTGGGTGGACGCTAGTGTAAAATTCCATTAAACTTGTTTTCCATACATAAGTTGCATTGCATCAAGTGCACAGTCGTGGACAGGATGATGCTTGATGACTTCGTGTCGTTTGAAGAGAGGATGATCCACTTCTACATAGCCATTCGTGGTTCCAAACATAATGTCAACTGCAGTTCTGACATCTCTCCACATATTATACCCTGTAATTTCTTCCAAGCCAAATTTAATTGCCAATGAATCAATGGATAGTTGATCAAGTGAACCTCGTGCCCACATTGTTTGTTGTTTTGCATTTGGAAACTTTGCCATGTAATCATAGAACATTTGCATTCCATCTTTTACATTTACATCATCAGAAGATGGATCCAAAGATACTTTACGAACATACTCATGTTGGTCTTTCCACCATCCCAAAGTAGATTGTGAAGCAGAACGACCAACCTTCAACTGTTCCTTGACATCGAACTTTACAAAACATGCATTGTCCAATAGGTCTTGATAGGTTGGTCGTTTCTCTGGATCAAAGTGAACCATTGCTGCAGAGAGAATCACACAGTTGGATTCTACTCCCAGTGTTTCTACATCGAACATAAACATTAGAGTATTCTTCCTTCACCTTCTTTGGTGAAGAAGGCTTTGACCTTTTGCTCTTTAGTCCAACCATTAGTATAATCATTATCTTGATCACAAAGAGCAATGGCTTCTTCTTCAGTAAGAACACGATGTGATGTAATTACTTCTGGTAATGCCAATTGAGAAAACTCTTTTGCATCTTCACAGGTAACATCATCCATGGCATACTCTGGATTAGTTGCTGGTGCTTCTACCATGTAACGCATGCGATACGATTGAATCGCTTCGACCAAAACCCATACCGAACCTTCTTTCAAATCACTCATCATTCATCTCCTTAGTTAAAGCCAGCGAGTTCTTCAATGCCTTTTCAGCAACTCGCAATCCATATTCCATTTCATATCTTTGTTGTTTCAACAATTGAATCTCACGAGATTGGTTTGTATTCTGCTCATACAACTCTGTGGTATCTTTCTTAAGTTTCTCAACCCAAGTAGTTACTTTATGAATAGTAACCCATGAACCATCAGCAAGTTTAGTGTGACCATCACGAATACGAAATTCATCAGTCCATCTTTCACCAGTTTTATAACTTGGCATTGGATCAAACAAAAACAATTCTTGTTGTTCTAATTTTCGTAGGAGAACATCAAAGTTTTCTTCAATTGTATCTTTACCATAAAACATTATTCATCTCCCTCATCAGATTCATATTCTTCTTCACGACCAGACATTGCTGCATGGATGTCACAAAGTGTGCGATGCCATCCATCGGTGTATGTTTTTCCTGGAGCACCACACTCTTCGCAAGTACAATAACTCATAGATTCTGCGAAAGAAATATATTGATAGTGTTTGTCTGTTGCAGCTTGAACATAGAATCGAAGTCCACCAAACTTTTCTTTAACTTGAGAAGCAACTGGAACCTTCAATTCTTCTTCTTCCATCTTTGCTTTGCGTTCATCAATCAGTTCTTGGGTGATAATTTTACCAACTGGATCTCCATCAGGTTTAAAACCATATGTTGGTTGATCAACTTTATCTTTGATATATTCATACTGACTTTTTGCATTACGATAATCAGAAGTCAATAGATCACAAAGAACATCGATAATGTTATACCAACCATCACCGCATTCTAAACCCCAACACATGGCTGTGGTTCGCATATCTGCATTACGATCTTTAAAGATCAGCGGATACTTTGCACAGAGTGCTTCGTCCAATTCTCGCTTCATAATTAACTCCAAGTCCTATGGTCTTCAGCTACATGTTCAAGTCCATCGTATTCATGAATATGCCATTCAACATCGTCAGGAATTTCTACAACTGCCAACTCAGCGTGGCTACCATTGGCTTTATCACCCATCTCTTCGATGACTGCGATCAAATCTGGATCTGCACGATCCTGAGTCATTTCATAATCACTTAGGTAGTGGTCATCACTACCAGAGTGACCTGCCTCATAGTAAGATGCGCCAATGAATGAACGACCTTCTTCTGGTTCAACTTTGTCGAATGCAATACCCTTACGATCTAATAAATTCTCAAACGCTTCATTTGAGATACCGAATCCACCAAAACATCTATTAATTGCTACTTTCATTTTATATCCTTTGAACTATCTGCAATATCTTTATCATCACGAATTTCAATGAACACTGGGAGGAACAAAGATTCTTCTCCACTTTTGTTCTTGATCCTAGCATTATACTTCACTGCCACGATTTTGTCAACTAAATTTTCTTTCCAATATTGCTTTCGTTGAGCATCATTGAAACCAGATCCAACATTTACCTTTACAATGCCATCTGCAGACTCGCACACAATTGCACCGAGCATTCCAACTGCTTTACCAGAACCTTCTTCAACTGCAATAATCTTAAGATCACATTCCAACTCACCTTTGAATTTAATTTGAGTCTTGCTTCGTTTGTCTTCCCAAACACCATTACCATCTTTAAGAATGATACCTTCATAACCTTCTGCAAGATAACTTTGGAAAATCTCTTGGGCTTCATCTAAAGTTTGCACAATGGAAGATGTCACAGTCCAAATCTTTTTATCTAAAGACTTTTGTTTGTTTACAATCTGTTCCAATGTTGAGAATCGTTTTGCGTATGGAGTCTGGCAGTAACCATCAACGAATTGAACGTAAGGAATTAAATCCCAAACAGTTGCATGAACCATTGATGCTTCTTCGGCAGAGATTGTGCCCTTGTTTGCTTTGTTCAAGATGCCATTACCAGTCTGCCTATCAGCAAATTGGTGGTCGCCATACAACATTACAAGCAATTCTCCATCAAAGACACAATCAATTTCTCCTGCCAATGCAGCGAATTCTTTCTCGAGATTACCCAACAGATGAATCTGTTTACCATTTCGACTACGGAATTCTACTTTGCCACTGCGGACAATCGCATTGAATCGCATACCATCCATCTTCATTTGGGCATAGGCTGGGAATTTAATCTTGTCAACCAACTTCTGCTCGAATGGACTACATAACATGCATGGGTATTCTGGAATCAAACCAGACCAAACTTTGTTGGCAGTTGATACATCAACACCACATTTTAAATCTTTGGCAATGATTCGTTCAATAACTTTAGCGTCGTCAGCCGATACGGATGAGAGAAGCATACGGAGATATTCAATTGCTGCATTACCAGTCACGACTCTTTCCTTCAAGTCATACAATGCAAGCATGGCTTGATCAAGACTTGTTTGTTTTGAGTCAGTGGTGTACTCAGGAATCTTTCGTTGATAGAATTGAGTAAATGGATCTAGTGCTAGCCGAATTACCTCACGCAGTGTTTCGTTATCGCTCTGTGCGTTTAATTGGTCGATCTTGAAATTGCGTGAGGCATTTTCAGCAAGACTGTTTAGAAATTCATTTATGTTCATTCATCACTCCATCAATATGTTTACACTTACCATGATATTTAAAACCGATACAACTACAATACATTCCATGCTCTGATTGTTCTACAGTATAGACATGGTCTTTCGTACCCTTAACTTCCCAGATTCGATGCGTTGGCTCTTGTCCCTTGAAGTACATGTTGCGTTTGATAACTTTGAATTTACGATAGCGTGTATCAATACGAATCGGATTCTTGAACATCATGAAGTCTTTTGGATCATTTCTTTTGAAGTAACCAAAGATTTTGTCCATGGATTCAGTCATGATGTAGGTATGGTTACATGCCGTACCAGCATCCCACTGAGTGAGTTCTCTAGCGAGAATCATGCCACTTCCTTGAAGTAACCATAGGGTAGACCCTGCGTGAAACAGAAATACTCGAAGTCGCCATTAACACCCTCAGCATCCATCAACCAAGCAATGACACGAGCACGATTAGTGCCAGTGTGCATGAGATTGAGAACACGATCTTCGAACTGCACGATGGCTTCGGCTTCACGCACCTTGCGCTCGGCTTCTTCTTGGTTGATCGCCTGAGCAAGCACTTCAAATTCTTTATCGAAGTCTTCCAGCGACCAGCCACTGGTATCAACACCACGAGGGCGAACACCATAGGCATCTTTATACATATCCCAATACTGACACTGGGCTTGCTCAAGAGGTGACATTTCTTCCCAAGATTTGAATTCGTTTGACATTTGCAATTCCTTTTCGATTTTCATACTACTATTATACCGCAATTCTGAATTAAAGACAACACTTAGATGCAACTCTTGCGAGGGAATCCAGCTGCAAAACCAGAAGTCCCAGTGGAACCAGATCTTGTAACTTTACCAGACATGCGTTGCGTTGGTGCTTTGCGTGCCTTTACAACTTCGATCGATCCACCCTTCTTCAAAAACAGCTTCACTTGTTTTTCGGTTTCAGCACGGATCTCAGATTTTGATTTATAGAACATAATATATTTTCCTTTTAATTAAACAGTTTCAGTCATTCGTGCTTCCATCATTTCTGACATGATGAACTTTGCAATGTTAATGTTTTTGCGAGCCTGATCCATTGCTTGGTCGTGACCAAAAGTCATTAATTCTTGCGCATCAGAAAGAACACCCATGGCAACCATTTCTAAACCAGACAAACGAGCACTGGCAGATTTCATGTATTGTTCACGAATTTGTTCTTGGGATATACCGTAACATTTGCTTTCGAATTCAGTCATTTTTTAGTTCCTTTTCAACTTTCTAAGACTATATTATACAGCAGTTTGCAATTAAAGACAACAACTAAATTTAATAACCCTACGAGTCTGAGGGGATTAGAAACCCTTGTAGATACAGGGGTTTAGAATGATGAAAACCCTCTACGAGAGAGGGTTTGGAGGGAGGACTAGGGAGAGCCTAGTAAGGGTTACAGACCGACTAAAGCAGACGCTGGGGCGATCTCTATCCCTGAACCGAATAATCGGTTGTATTCGTTGATCATTTTATCGGATGGAGTACCTTCGGTTGCAATAGATTGACTGAATAATTTCACCTTTCCATCTGCATAAGGCATATATGGCATCAATGCCAGTCCAACACCTTCTTTTGTTTGTTGCATAAGAATAGTTGCTGGTGACTCTAATGTATATCCAAGTCCTGTTACTTCTGCGTTACCGATTAGTTCTTCACCACTAATCAATTTAAATACTTTAATCTCTGTCATTTCAATCCTCTATAACAAGTTGTTCAATAAAATCTGCTGCAATGTTTTGGTCAGTAAAGAAATGAACAATTGTTCTCTCATACTCATAACAATGCTGTGCAACTACCATTATCTGTTTGTTTTTATAAACAGATATTTTTAATACCCAATCGCCACGACGAACTGTGACGAATGAGATCATGTTTGGAGATAGTTTTGCTTTCATACAAGTATTTAGGGAGAGCCGAAACTCTCCCTACTTGTACGATCAATTTTGGTTAGGGTTAGCTGGTGCTTTACCGTTTACCCAATCCCAATCATCATCTGTCATTGGGATCCAATTATTCATTTTACTTTACCTGATTTGTAAGATTTGAATGCATGGATTCCATCACCTAGATCAAGAAAGAGTTTTTTAAAGTGATTCAGCAGCTTTGTCATATGCTTCCTCGTTTAAAAATTGTTTACCCTTACCATTTTTTACTGGAACTTTCTTTGCTTTCTTTTCTTCTGGGACTAACTGGTCCAAAGCAATTTTAAGAACACCATTGAAAAGTTCGGCATCTTTAACTTCATACTGGTCACCGATCGCCCACGCACGAGTAAACGCACGCATGCCAATACCTTTGAACAAGTAGTCAGTGTCAGGTGGCTCTACAGACTCAGAGTTACCCTTAACAATTAACTTGCCACCATCAATAGTAATGTCGATTTCGTTTTGTGCGAAACCTGCTACAGCGATTTCAATCGTGTAGGTATTACCGTTCTTACGAACATTGAATGGAGGATAGTTAGGGATATTCTTAGTGAGATCATCATGCAAGGCTTGCATCTTTGAGAATTGCTCATCAAAGCCAACAAAAACTTTATCAAAGTCTTTGAAGTGTTCACCAAAAATAGTTGGAATGAATTTATGTACCATTTGTTTTCTCCTATTAAGCGAGTGATTAAAATTGTCTCCCCGAAGGCGAGACAGTAAAGTGCTGGTTACTGGTTCCAGCGGTAACTTAACGCACTACCAGCTTTATGCGATTCGTAACTTAGCGGTCCTAAGGTGAATACTTTAAGCTGCTGGAGTTTCAGCAGCTGGTGCAGCAGCGTCAGCAAGTGATTGAGCTTGTGGATCGCCTTGTTGCTTGATCTTGCTGATCAATTCAACAACTTCCGAGAACGGATGCTTACCCAACACTGCAAGAATAGTGTTTACTTCATTAATTTCAAGTTCAAGTTTGATCATTTTGATTTTTTTCCTATGTTATATTTTGGAACAAGTTCCCATTCATTTTTCTCTTTATAAGAGACTACCTTAATTTGAGACAAAGATGCTTTATTGTCTGCTTGCGTATTATTTAGTATCTTTAATAGATCCCAATCTTGAAGCAATCCAGCAATAGCGTTTCTTCTCTCGATATCGCCACTCGTGATATTGGATTCTTTTCCATCAAGAGCGAACAATTCTTTGAAGTGTACAATAAAGTATCTACCTTGCTTATGTAAGATATGGCAAGATTGATACAATTTGTTTTCTTTTCTAGATGCGATCCCGATGCGGGTAAGTGTCTCACGAACCTTTAAAAAGTTATCTGGTTCTGGTAGTATCACTTCAAGCATGGACTCAGCTGTCCAGTCGTAATAAATCAATTCGACAGTCATTATTTTCCACCTTTGTATAATTTTTCTTTTATCATGACTAACTGGTCTTCCGTCAATATACTTAGGGCATCAATTGCCTTAGAATCGGAATAACCAAAGTATTCTTTAACTAATCGAAGAGACTCTGTTTCGGCATCTTTTTTGTGCCACTTAGAAAATCTTTTCTTCTTAGA